CTTGGAAGATTTCGAATGTGAGAGTTCAGAGGTGAAGTTTGAGACTGAAGCTGAATCGTGTACTAGTTCACTCCATAGGGCTCTTATGAGAGCACTCAGGACAGGCTGTGCTCTTAGTGTAGCAGCTGCCTTAGTAAAATTTGATGAGGAATATTTGCATTTAGTTGAGAATTACCCTGAAATAGTGGAAAGCGTATTGCTCGCTTATAACTTGTATAATTCGCAAAGTTTCGCTAATGATACTGCCCTATTTACTGCCTTTATTATGCATATGGACATGCCTCGTCTTGATGATGTTACGAAGTTTATTGAAGTGTTTAAAAGTAAGGGTGGCAGAAGTGATACGCCCATAGTCAACCAATGGAAAGCTCAAGATCTTTTTAATAGTGATTACCAACCTGATGATGTCAGGCCAGTTACGAAGAAAAAGAAGAGGACACGGCTAGATGATATGTGGGACCGCACACGAGATTATATTAATAGTCTCCCTGATGATTCAGATGTCGAAAGTAAGGGTGGCAGAAGTCGGCCACATGATGTGTTAAAACGCACACGAGATTATATTAATAGTCTCCCTGCTGATTCAGATGTCGAGAGTTTAGAGACAGAGTCTTATCATGAGAATATTTCCTATGTAGCAAGCTCGCTACATCGTGTTATAGCTTCACCAGCTATTGAGTCAGTGAGACAGTTAGTTATAACTTTGTTTTCACTGAAGATTTTCCCATTAGACACCGCTAAGTATGTTTATTCCACATTGGGCAAACCCCAGCATATGTCGATTATTCATGCGATTGAGCATATGTTGCATTGCTTGGCACATGTAGTGCGAATGGGTGAATTATATTTGAGCGGGAATCCACTTTCCACGCTTTTGATGTCTGACAATCCATACGATTCGGTGCTTAGAGCACTTAAGAGTGATATAGCGCAAAGTCAGAATATTTATATTGGAATACCTCGTGAGCACTGTTACAGTGCGGATGAAGTGCGATGCAATTTGAAAGAACATCTTAGTGTAGCTTCTGTTATCCTGAAGAAACTAAACCCACTTACAGCACAGCATGACATCCTATTGGACATGTTTCATAAGGCTGAAAAAGTCTACGATGGGTTATGCCGTAAGTTGAATACACAGCGGATTACTCCTTATGGGCTTGTTTTTCATGGTGCCCCACAGATAGGTAAGAG